AGCGACGAGGCGCGAGACTACTCTCAGGCCCAAAGAGCATATCGATATTGATATCTTTGATCAATGGGTGGACAATTTAGATTCACCTACTGAGCAAGCTTTTCGGTCGTTCTGTGCAGAAAACTACTCTCTTATTGAGTGTTACCTCTACGCACGTTTTTTGCGATATAACGGCTGCATAAGTGGCTGTGATCTCTGGATCCAACAAAACTATCCTAAGCCTGATCACAGGAAAGTCTTGTTGCGTGAAATTGATGAGATGCAAGAAGACATTAGGAAATTAAGGGAAGACGTAGATAACGGTATCGTTAAGCGCGATGCAGGTGTCGCCAGGATTGCAGGCATGCAAAAAGAACTGCGTGGCACCATCGCACAAATGAGCTTATTCACCGCCAGCAGGGACCGCAAAGGCCTCTTAATGGCAGGTGCGGATCGTGCCATACGTGAACTACTTACTATCTTCAAGGACGACCCCATTGAGATCCCCCTGGAAGAAGCCTCAATGAGCGTATGGTCCCATATGCAGATGGAAGAGTAATCGTCTTAGAATAACGCAATGCAGAAGCCACCACCGCAGCCACCGCAATACGGTGAAAACATCGCTGGTCGAATGTTTGACGTTGCTCGTCAACTTCAAAAGAACCGCGAAGAATATGCTAGCGTGCGGCGACCAACACCCTTGGCGCAGAAAGTTTCTCAAGGCCAAGACGTGATAAATGCATTAACCAAAAAACAACAAGATGAGCAAGGACAAAACGCCTCTTCAACTCCTGGGACACCTCAAGAAGAACGAAGCGAAGAACAAGGACGGAAGCGAAATGTCCGACCAGGAGAAGAGGAAGGCCGCATTAGATAAAGCACATAAGTACAAAAAACAAAACAAAAACAACAAAGACAAGTAATGAGGTAGCATTCAGTAATACACTGAATAATACCGATCGTGCCTGCATATCAGCATCTTGCATATCGACGCAACGCACAAGCTGCTGCCCGCCGGCAACAAATTCGTGTCCCCCGCAACCTTGAGACGCTACAGAAAGCAAGGGACGATTTTGGTTTCTTCTGTGATTACGTAGCTGATAAGCCACCGGCAGAACACCATAAAGAATGGCATCGTCACTTTGTGACTAATGAGGACAGTAGCTGTCTCATTAAAATTGCTGGCCCCAACGTAGACCTACTTGCGCCTCGTGGTTCCGCCAAGTCCACAGTCTTAGGTCTGTTTACCGCATGGGCTATTGGTGTGCACACCATGGCCAAGATGCCACTACAGATTCTTTACTTGTCCTATACGGTTGATATCGCACGTTCCAAGTCTGCAACCATTAAACGAATCATTGAAAGCAAGCGGTACCAGGAGGTCTTCCCGAAGGTACGTCTTCTCAAGAACGTTACCAGTAATGAGTACTGGTCTATTGATCACAAGTTTGCTTCTATTGATACCACTGGTGAAGAACAGTTCACACTGTGTGCGGCAGGTCTTAAAGGCTCAGTGACCTCTAAGCGTTCTCACCTAGTCATCATCGATGACGCCATTAAATCTGCGGCAGACATTTCCAACCCTGACATCCGTAAACAGATGCAGGACAACTGGAATGCTGTGATCGCACCAACCATGTTTGAAGGAGCACGTGCCATCTGCCTTGGTACGCGCTTCCGACATGATGACATTCACTCCACGACATTCAACCCGCAAAACAACTGGATGCAGATTGTGTTGTCGGCAATCTTGAATGATGCCAAGACAGGGGACGAGATCTCGTACTGGCCAGATATGTGGTCACTGGACTACCTAAAGGAAAAGAAACGACAAGCACCAATTGCTTTCTCTTTCCAGTACATGAACCAGGTGGTTCGACAGAATGAACTCTCCCTGGCCCCAGAGTTAATTGTAAAGGCTGAGATTGCAACGGAGTTTGACACCCTTGCTGTAGGGGTCGATCTATCTGCTGGCACCAAAGAAAAGAACGATTACACGGTGATGGTTCTTGGCGGACGCATTGGCGACAGTATTCACATCATTGATTACAGGCGTATTCGCGTGATGGGCAACCTAGAAAAACTAGATGCACTCAAAGAACTTCTCAATGATTGGTCAATCTTGGGTTGTGATCAGAACGGTAATTACTTCCCGACCTACTCAACGTGCGACATTTACTCAGAAGCCGTACAGTACCAGGCATCTTTGGAGGCTGACTTTAAACGTGTTTGCTTAAACGGTGAGAACTTGTACAACATTAACTGGCATGCCGTTAAAGGTTTCCGAGCAGATAAACTGGCTCGATTCCGTGGTTGTATGGGTATGTTTGAAGATCGCAAAATTATCTTCAATCGTTTCCGGAACTTCACTGCAATGTTTGAAGAAATGACTAACTTTGGTGTCAGCAGTCATGATGACTGCGTTGACGCTCTTGTGTGGCTCATCAATGGCCTGATGCGTAAAGGCAAACTTCAACTTGATTATTGAATTGTAGAATTGAAAAAAAGAATTTCCTGCTGTGGGACCAGAGTATGTAGCGATTGCGATCACTGCAGTGATATCGGCAATTACAGGCGGTTCCTGGACCGCCAATAAAATATTAGATAGACATCAAGAGCGTATTCAAAACACGCTGAAATATACTGATTCGCAAAAACGCAGGATTGATATTTTGGAAGATCAAATCAACCGAATGCCAATGGAGTACGTTCTTAAGGTTGACTTCCTTAGAGAGATAAAAGAAATGCATGATAATTTTCGCGAAATTAATAATAAGCTTGATAAGCTAATGGAAAAGCTTTTGTCCAAATGAGTTACATCCTTGAGGTCCAAGAAGACGAAAACGGCGATCAATACATCACATTGCCAGACGAAGTAATCGAAGAGCTGGGTTGGCAAGAAGGAGACGTACTCAACTGGGACGTGCGTGGTACCGGCATCTCTCTTACCAAAGTCAACGACTCCGCTGGATACGAAGTAATAGAAGAGTAAAATAGAAACAAAGAAGGATTCCAAATGTATTTCGCAGGTGAAAGCAACGTTCCTGGGGCACCTGGCAACTTAAATCCCGGCGGGTTACTCGCTGGCGGCATTCCTGTAGGACAAGACCCGCGCCTGCCCATGTCCCAAGCTGATTTTCAGCATCACATGGGACTGGAGAAATTAAATCGCATTCTGGGGCCAGCTCAAGAGCAGCGAGGTCTTCAACGGTTTCGTGAGATTATGGGCGGAGGTGTGCAAGGTGCTTTTGTACCTGGAGCAACAGGAACACCAATGGGTAACGCTGGGTTTTTTGCCGGGCCACAACTTGGCCAGATGGTGCCACCCGCTGGTTTCCAAGGCAAAACACTTTCTTGATTTACTGTTAGTATTGATAAAACAGAGGAGCAATAGTGGCTGACGCTAAGGCACGACTTAACGAAATTATTGACGCCTATCTCAACAAGGATAGTAACGTTGTCGTCGACACTAGCATTGTCGCAGCCCACATTGCTCAGATGAAACTTTTTGGCATCCGCCAAGGAGTTGAATTCTTTCCATCTCAGGATAACTTTGGTGCACAACGCAAAGACTTCCTGGACCGTGTACTGAAGTACAACAAACTAGATACACGCCTTGATTCGATCTGGGAATATTTCCTGTGTGATGGCAAAGGTCTTTTTTATATCCGTCCTACCAAGCAAAACTACAGGCTTTATTATTTTCGTGAGCACGAATATCGTGCCTATTACAACGTTGATGGCGAGCTGGATGAAGTTGTAATCATCTACAGCTACAAGGTTCGTAAAGGTAACGGCTTTGGTGATCAGCTGAATACAACAAATCTTACGGGAACGCAAAGCACTTACAACCCTGGGGCCAAGCGTTATATTCGTCTGTCCATTAAGGCAAAGGAAATTGAAGAGACTCACTCCGATTCGGAGATGACTTTCGACATGCCTACCTATGCTTTGACTGGGAGCACCAAGCAGCTTAAAAATAGTCTTGGTTTTATTCCCTGCGTAGAGATCATCAACAATACTCAAGGTTTCTCCAACGAGGGTTCCGGAGAGTTTGACGCAGTAGCAAACCATATCTGTACTCATGATGAATTGATGCGCACCATGCGCAAAAACATCACGTTCTTTGGTAACCCTACCCTTCTTTCTTCTCGTCCCAAGACGGACTTGATGGAAGCAGGTGGTGACTCCGTGGTCCAGCGCCCTTCAATCGCTGCTAACTCTGGCTTTACAAGTCCCGCGGCATTGAGTCGTTCAACCTTTAAGGCTGATCCCGTTAGTCGTGGTGTAGATGGTCAGATCCGAGTTCCACGTGTTATTGCGAACCTGGAACCAAACGACCGAGTTGGTTACATCGTTCCTGATGCAATCACAGGTGACCAGAACGCATTTGCCCGTCAGTATCGCGAAGAGATTCGTACTGCTTTAGGTGGTGTTGACGAACTTTCAATTTCGGCAGGCGTCACCGCAACAGAATACAAATCCTTGTTCGGTCGTGTTGCTGCAACATCTAAAAAGAAAGCAAACGCAATTTATACTCACGGCATCTCTCGTTGTCTTGAGTTAATTATCTACCAAGAAGAGCAGTTGTTCAAAACAACTCTTGCCATGGCAGCCGGCCTTGAGAAGCCAGTGGACTTAGCTTTAGGTGCAAGTCCTGAAGAAGAGGCTGCCTACGAAGAGGCGATGAAGCAACACAACGAGATGTTGAAAAAACTTATGATGGCTTGTGTGGAGACACAACAAATTCCACCCAAGGTTATCGGCCTTATTCCTGACGGTGACGTAACAGTGTTATGGCGTTGGATGGGCCCTGTCTATGAGGACTCTACACAAGACATCCTCAACAACTCCATCGTGGTACGAAACCTACAGGAATTAGGTGTTGATAGCATTGAAGCACTGAAATACCTCTTTCCGTCTAAGACGGATGAGGAAAGGGCCGAGATGTTATCTGGGTTCCCTTTCAGGATGGTGAACGAATTGCAGGGTGCTTACTCTCAATTTGCTCGCTTAGTGGGGGGCATGATGCAGACTCCTCACCCACAGGCACCGGACTTACCGATGGCTGCGGATCCAAGATTGGATTTAACCCCATATCTGTATCGAACATTAGAAGCTCTACAAAAGGAGATGAGTTATGCAGGACGCTACCGTCCAATCGATCCCACAGACGAGCCAATCACCAGTGGCGGTGGCTCCAAGCAGCTACGTGGTACCGGCCCAAGCTCCGGCACCTCAAGCTCCGATGGGGATGCCGGTTCAGTATCAGGTGGGTACCAGCTACCCCCAAGCGGTGCCTCAAGCGGCCCCCAGTTACCAATCAGCCCCTACTCAGTACGCCCCCCAATCCCAACCGGCGGCCCCTCAGGCCAACCCATGGGAGTCGGCGTTCAACAAAGTGGTGGGTCTGCTGAGCAGTCCAGTTCAATCCCCGTTCCAGGGTCAGTCATATCCGACGACGGATTACGCCCCGGCGAATTACGGTCAGCAGTACAGCAACCCAGCTACGCAACAATCGGCTCCGCAGACCTGGTCACCCAACCAGGGTTACTCGCCCAACTCTTCCCTAATCTCCTTAGCGGCATCCTCCCCGGAAGTGGCCAACGAGCTCCGGAGCGAAGTGCAAACGGCGATCGCCGATTACCTGCACCTAAGTCCCGAAAGCCGAAACGTAATTGACGCTTACGGCTGGGACGCACCCGCCATCCTCAATAACTACGGCCTCCAACTGGAAGCCATGCTGGATAGCGCTGTTGCTTGGGGCGGTAAAGCACAAGAGGTCCTTCATCGTTTTGCTGACTTCTCTGTTGCTGAGCACCAAGAGAACCTGGCCTACAACGAAATCCTGACCAACCCCGATGTGCTCAGCGATTACACGCTGAAGTTCTTCGGTCCCGAAGGTCCGTACCCCGTGTACGAAGATGAGTCGGAACTGGAAACCCGTGGCTATCCCACGACTTCTGCTTATCAAAGCTTAGGTCAGTTTCCTGCACCTCCCGCTGCTTCTGCTCCCCAACAGCCTGAAAACTTCTGGGGCAGCTTTAAGCAACAAATGGATGTAAGTCCTGAGAATGCTTGGCGTCTTCTGAACCAAGCTCAACCTCAAGTTGTTGCAAACAAACTGTTTGTGATGGAGTGAGGCCATGCGTGGCGCTCTTAAATTAGGCGTACCTATTGCCGCTGGCTTGGCCACGGGTGGGTACGCCCTTTCTCAAGGTGAAGATCCAGGCTCTGCAATTCTTGCTGGCGCTGCTGGTGCTCTTGGTGGTGCTGCTGGTTTACTTGGAGCCCGTGCACTTGCTGGTAAATACATGCCAGAAGATGTACAAGAGAAACTTCTTAATTCTGCGGTAAAAAATCGTGAAGGCGGTAAACGCCAAGCGGTTCTTTTAAATGCCGCAGAAGCAGCAGGTAAAGTAAATCCCCGTGCTTTGGGTAAAGCTGCCGCAGCAGGACTTGTTCCCGCTTCTGCACTTGCTGCCGGCTTAGGCGGTGTTGCACTTGGTGCTGTACCTGGTGCAATGGGAATCCCTGG